GGCGGTTCCTGATCCTGATCTTGCGAATAGTGACCCTGCTGTAGAGACTTCAAGATAAATTGTTTCTCCTGGACTCAAAACATATCCAGTAGTTGTAGCAACGCTAACACTATTTCCAATGTATATGTCTACCGTGTTCGATGCTAAAGATTTCAATGTTATACCAGATTTAATGGATTCTGTACTTATTTGAGATGAACTAGTTGATAACGTTTTTTGTCCGTGGAATATTCTGTTTGGTTTGGTTATTGAATTTACAATAACTTTAGCACCATTGCCTGAAGCGTTTATTAGATTTAGTATATCTAAAGCATATCCGGCGTTCGCTGCTACAGAATTAATATTTGTTCTTAAAGAATCAATTTCTTCTATGATGTCTGCATCGTCTATTGTTACAGATCCAGATACTCCAACAGGTAAAGTGGAATATGCTGCTACCTCAATTGCTCCACCAGAAAGAGTTCCTTGTATAGTTACAGGATCACCAGTTCCAGTATATCCTTGTATTCTTAATGGTCCACCGCTATTTGTAACTCCGGTAGTTGCTGATACAGAAACACTAAACGTGAATCCAGCGTTTGTTACGGCAACCTTTAAAGCATCTCCAGAAAGACCTAACGCAACACCACCAACATTTAGATTTGTTTCAACGTATGTTGTTCCACCAGGACCATAAACAGATACAGAATCATCAAATGCTGTTAACTGGAATCCACCACTAATTCCAACATCACCATAAACATAAACACTATCTGTTGAATAATTTAATCGTCTTCCACCAGTTATACCTATCGCAGTTGCTCCGCTTACACCAAACACAGCAACACTATTTAAAATATTTACATATCCAGTAACACCAACTGGTCTTCCGTTTGTTAACCCTTGTATATAACCAGAAATACCAACCGGGGCATCTGAGGTTAAAGTAGAACCGATAACAACAAGAGGAATTCCGGCATTTGTTCGAACATAAAAACTACCAGTTCCAGATACGGTTCCAGATACACTTATAGCAGAACCAGTTGAACCATATATCTTTACTGGGGCAGGATATGATTCGGTTACTCTATATGTGTAATTTTCATCTCCCCAAGCTAATTTAGATATTTGGGCATGAGCAGCACTAAAACCAACAGATCCACTTGTTCCATAATCAGTTGCTATTACTGCGCTGTTGGAATTTGCTATTGAAATCTCAATATTGTCTGCGGTATATACTGCCATATAATTTATTTCCTTTTATCTTATATATACTTATAGTTGACATACATTTTTATGTTGGTATAATACGATCATGATATTTAACATAAATAAAGAAGATTTCTCAAAAAGAGTTGAAAAATATGTAAAGGAAAGAAATTCATCATACATGGATGCTGTTCTTCATTTCTTTGAAGAATATTCATATGATTTCTCTCTTGCTCCTAAACTTTTATCTCAACCCCTTTTAGAAAAGATAGAACAAGAAGCAAGAGAATTAAACTTTTTACCAAAAAATAAAAATAAATTACCACTTGCTTGACAAGTAATATTTATCATAGTAAAATAACAAAGTGGGGAGTTCCCACAAAACATCAAGACCAAGGTAGATCCTTGGGGAAAGTAGGATATATGGGTTTTTCAGATTTGAAGAAGAAGTCAAAGTCGGGAATTGAAGATCTCATCAAAAAGATGGAAGATCAAACAAAGACTAAGGATTATAAAGACGATCGATTTTGGCGACCAGAGCAAGATAAGACGGGAAATGGTTTCGCAATTATTCGATTCCTTCCTCCAGTCGATGGCGAAGATGTACCATGGGTAAAGTTGTATAACCACGCATTTCAAGGTACAGGGGGTTGGTATATTGAAAATTCTCTAACAACTTTAGGTCAAAAGGATCCTGTTGGTGAATTGAACAATCAATTGTGGAATTCAGGTCTTGAATCAGATAAGGATTTGGCAAGAGTTCGTAAGCGTAAGTTGACATACATTGCCAACATTTATGTCGTTTCAGATCCAGCAAATCCACAAAATGAAGGAAAGGTATTCCTTTATAAGTTTGGAACAAAGATCTTTGAGAAGATTCAGCAAGTCATGAAACCAGAGTTTCAGGACGAGGAAGCAATCAACCCATTTGATTTTTGGAAGGGAGCAAACTTCCGCATCAAGATTCGTAAGGTAGGTGGATATACGAATTACGATGCTTCTAAGTTTGATTCTCAATCATCACTTTTTGATGACGATTCTAAGATGGAAAAGATTTGGAAAGCACAACATCCTCTTCTTCCATTGGTTGATGCTTCTAACTTTAAGTCATATGATGAACTTAAGGCACGTCTATATGAAGTTCTTGGTGGAGATATTCGTGGTGCTGCTCCTGCTCAAAAGACAGCAGAAGATATGTCTGAAGAACTTGTAGAAAAGAAACCAAATCTAAAGACAAAGAAACCAGTTGAAGAAGATGTTGATGATGAATCTGATGCTCTGAGTTATTTTCAGAAACTAGCAGAAAACTAAAATAAATTTCTCTTCCTTATCCTAGAACAGTCCTCCAAATCGGAGGACTGTTCATTTTTGAAATAATCATTTCAGCATCATTTGAATATGGTGTGTTTATGTGTTTAAATTCCGCAGATTCGTGACTTTCTCTACTAGAAGCAGATAAAGATCTGTCAATTGTTTTTTTAATATTTTCATTCATTTCTTCTGCTAAATTTTTATCTTTAGATTTTTGACTATCTAGTGATTTGCCAACCTGAATCATCATTCTATCTGCTAGATTTTTTCTTTGCTTTTCTTCTAAATCAAAATTTCTAGTTTCAGACTCAATGGAATCGAAATATGATGTATTTTTAATAGTTTGAATATTATTGTAATTTTTTGTTTCATAAAAATTACGTTGATTTGTTATTTGATCAGAAGTAAATTCATTATCATTAATCGATATAGCATTACCGTCACCGTCTAAAGAATTTTTCATAATTGTATTCAATGATAAGTATGTTTGATTTAAATTTTTATCTCCATTTATAATATTAGCTGTAGAATATGAATAGTTTTTAACAAATCCATTTTCATAATTTGTTTCATTTAATAATAAATTTTGAAAATTGTTATTGTTATTTTCTATTTTATTAATAGTTTTATTAATGTCTAAATTAGAATTATTTGTTTCTAAAATATTTGTTAAATTTGGATATACTTCAGATTTAGAATTTAATATATTTGAATTATTAAAAATGTTATTCTTATTGTTTAGATTTTCTATATTGGTAGAATCATTTGATTGTGAATTACTAATAGAATTATTTGTATTTGATATAGTATAATTTGAATTCTCTAAATTTAACTGATTAATATTATTGACTTCTTGGTTATCAATAATATTACTTTTACTATTGTTATTATTTGTTAATGTAATATATTCGTTTTTTAAATCCGTGTTTGGTAATAAGTCTTGGTTAATATTTACTAAATCTTTGTTATTTTCTAGTAAATTGATTGATGGTGAAGAATTATCTTCACTGTAGTTTGTTGTGTAATTTTTTTTTAAATCTTGAATATTTTTAGGCGTGTTATATTTTAATATATTTTGTACTATATTTTTTGTTTCACTTTTAGGATTTTGTTGCTGTGTATTATTATTTACATTAACTACAACATTATAATTATTTGCTATTTGTGCTTTATCATTGTTTTGAACTTCTTCTAAAGCAGGCAAAGTGTCCCCAATATCATTTTTTTTATTATTTAAAAATAATAAATTTGATGATAATGTATCTGATAATTCTGAATTTGCCAGTTCTCTTTTATTCATATCTTGAGTTTGCTTTCGCTTGTATTGCTTTTAGATTTTGTTCTTCTATGTGTTGCCTCAGTTGTTCCACAAATAAGTCTCTTTCCCACGGTATCATGCTTTCTATATCTGATAAACTTTGTTTTTGAATTTGCATCAGATTAAAATTAATTTTAAATAATGTATTAAGACTAAGGTGACTGAGGCTTATTGAAAAAAATCTCTAAGTCCTTTTAATATTATTGTTCTTTCTACAGCATCACTAGTTTTATATTTTATTTCTTTTTCTATTTTTGGCATAGTCTTGAAAAAGTCTATTAATACATTGAAATCATTTTTTGATAAATTTTCTACAAATTCTTTCATAGAATCTCGTGATACATCTCGTGAATGAATAATTTCTTCATTTGTTTCTATAAAATCAATACAATCTATTAACATATCGTAATAATCATTATTATTGTTTAAAACATATTCTAAAGTTGGATATTTCATTTTTACATTTAATTTAGATCCAATATTAAAAGTTGTCTTATGATTATCATTATATTTTGGTTTGATTTCATCTAAATTTATAGATAAATTTATTTTTTCCTTAGTCACTGGACATATCAAAGTTGTTTCTAGTATTTCTCCTATAGATTTTGATCTTAATGCTATAAAAAAATATTCAATATCAAATACCGGTAATTTTTTTGAAGGTTGATCTAGTTCGAAACAAGATTGTATTACATCAGATAGAGTTAACAAAAAATCTTCAGTAGATCCAGTTTGATTTGCTATTATTAGATTTTTTTCTTCTTTTACCGTAAATGGTCTGAATGATATTTTCTTTTTAGTAGAAGGTTGTTCTATAAAATATCTGGGTAGAGAACTTTTTATTAAATTAATCAATTTATCCATAATCACCTCAATAGTATAAGTATTTATTGTATTGGAACGAAACAGTATATGATGGATATCCAGTTCCATCAGAAGCAAGTGTAGTTGGACTTATTTGCGCTGGAAAGGCTTCTTCTAATCTAAATGAACTGTTTATAGAATAATTATTGTCTGATGCTAAACATTCTATTAAAACATCACCAGTTCCATTTTTATAATTAACGTAATCAGTATATTTTCCTTTACTTGTAGCATCTTTAGTATTTCCAGCACCCAATACTTCAGACCAAGATTGTTCACTAAATGCGTTTTCGCCAACACCCAATGCTCCAGCAAAACTAAAATTTTGAAATAATTGATTATCAGTTGCTTCGTCGGGTGGACTTGTTAAATTTGTATTTGGTATTCTATTTGAAAAATTATCATTAAAAACTATAGAATTCATCCAGTTTTCTAAGAATGATCTTTCACTCCAATCCTGATAAATCATAAAAGTCATATTACATTGAGTATAACCTCTCCTATGGGGAACCCTTCTAATTGGTCCCCATAAGTCATGCTCATAGAATGAAAAGTTTCTACCAGGAATTATAACTCCCATAGGATAACATGTTATAGAATTACCTTTGTTATTCACTAAAGTAACTTTATACTTGCTAGCTATTTGCGGACCACGTTTTTTGAGGACCGCTTCTCTGAATTCTAGTATTGTGTCACTTATTGGCATTGAATAACTCTTTTTCTGTTAAAATTACAAATTTCCAAGAATGTTTTTCACAGAATTGTTTTGCTGCTTCCCACTTACTATTATTTATTTGAAAATTAATATTTTCATTAATTATTGACTTTTTACTTTTTCTTTTTGTTTGTTTTGGTTGTTGAGTTTGTTTGAATGGTTTTATTTCAACTATTAATGTCTCTATTTCTCCATTTTTACTTTTCTTTTCAACAATAAAATCTGGTAAGTAGGTGTGAATTTGATTATCGATGGGAGATACGTATGGAATTTTCAATGTTTCAAATGACCACCGCAATATGCTGGCATTTTCGTCTAAAAATTTACAAAATTTACGTTCCCATAGAGATCTACATATTATTTTATTAAAATCACCTATATATTTTGAGGTGTTCTTAGGAATAAACTTAGTCTTATACGGCATCTAAATATTTAGGGGATATTAAATGGCATTTTCCGGAAATATAGGAGCAGTAGCAGAGGGTAAAAAGGTATTTGTCTTTCCAAATGAAACTAATTTGGTCAGCAATATACCCATGTGGATGAAATTTTTCTGCTATGAGTATAATGCCAGTGCCGCAGGAAGAGCTTCCGCATACAATAGATCTCAAAATTCTTTAAATGTACCAGGAATGACAAATTTAAAAGCTTTAATTTGTGTTCCTGCTCCGGCAAATTTTGTTTCTACAACTCAACATACTTATAAACCAGAAGAAAAGATTTATGAAGAAGATATTGTTAGTATGGGTATTTCAAAAGGTAAAGGATATGCTGGAGCAATAGATGTTGCCGTGAGTGGAAATGCTATTTATAGTGCTATAAAAACTGTTGGAGAATGGATGGCAGGTAGAGTTGACGAAGGATTAAAACTTGCTGGATATAAACAATTAATAGAAAGTGATTTTACAGATCAGGTGTATAAACCTGGTGGTCAGGTTAGATCATATGAAATATCAATCTATATGCCATGTCTGACAATTGAAGATTCTAGAAAAGCAGGAGAAATTATTAGAGCATTCGAAGCACTTTCTCTTCCAACTGCTCTGTCATTGCTAGATGCCAAGAGCACTTTTTTTTATCATCCCCCATTGTGGGTCTTTGGAGTTGGTCCAATAGATGCTTACAAATTTGACCCAGATTGGAGTGGTTATCCACAAATATCAGTTCTGAAAACAGTAAAATCTAAAAAAATAGCATTAGATGTAAATTCATTGTCTGCTTTGAGTGACGGTAACGGTATATTTAAACCCATAGCATATACTCTTAGTTTATTATTTCAAGAACTAGAACCAGCGGTTAGAGTTACTGGGGCAGGAACCGAATTGTCAACTTTAATTACAAACCGCTCTGGGGTGATAACTTCTGGTGGTATAAGAAATCCTTTCGCATCTTCTGGAACATAATAAATGTTATTTGATAATTACGAAACATTCATATACGATTTTGATGGCAGAAAAGTAACATTAACTGACATATTTAACAATATCTCATTCGCAAACGTAGAAAATAATAATGCTTTTTATGATTATTATATTCAGGAAGGCGAAACACCGGAAGCAGTTTCAGCAAGATTTTATGGAACAACTTCATATTCATGGATAATATTATTAGCAAATAATATAATTGATCGTAAAAATGACTGGTTTGAATCTCAAACTGAATTTGTAAGAAAAAGAGATTTAAACTTTGGTGGAACTGCTTATTATATAGCAGCATTGCCAGATTTACAGGAGGGTGATGTAATGGTAAAGGTTACATCAACTTCTGATAATTTTGCTACCGTTGTAGATGAAACTACATACACTCATATATCCTCATTCGATCCAATATTAAGAAAAATTAAAGGTATATGTGGAAATGCTAATTTTACTTCAGGAGATAACGTTATCTTTGGAAGATTACAATCCAATGGATCTGTAACTCCAATTCAATTTGATGATAAACAAGAAATTCCAGAATTAACAGATTACACGGATTTAATTCATATAGAACCATATATCAATAGTGTTGATTATTTTTACACATCAAATAATATAGTTATTGATCCATACAAATATGGAATTACTGGTTATACCGTTACTACAGATGTCACATATACACAAGAGGGAGAAACGGGAAATAATTTTGCTATAACTAACATATATTCATATGGAACAGGTGGTGGTCAACCACCAGCAGGATTAATAAAGAAAACAGTATTTGAAGATTATAATGCTAAATATTTGGATAGACAAAAAATTAAAATTTTAAGAGTAGAATATTTACCTTCTGTACTTAGTCTAATTAAAAATTCACTCGAATCTAATGAAATAGGAAAAGTCTTTAAGATAATAATATAATGAGCAGCGAATTTAAAACATTAAATAAAATAATAAATGCTAGTTTATCAGTTCCAGAATCTGGTTCTGATATTGATAATATTAATCAATTCAACACTCCATTTGAAACTGGATTAGAATCTGTCATTTTGAGCAAATTAGATTCTAATGGAGAAAAAATAACTTTTAACTTAATTCCTTGGACTCCAATAGTTTCTGCCAATTCTCCTCTTCGAACACTAACAATCAAAGAGTCTTTATATGATGGTTGTATGTTTGGAACTATGATTGTTTTAGATGTGAGAAATTGGGTTGATGAATTTCAATTTAATGGAAACGAAAAAGTAGAAATTAAAATTAAATTAGGTAAAAGTATATTACCAACAACATATAATTTTCACATATATGATGCTAGATTAGTATCAAACGACAGCACAAAAAGTCAAATATCTACAATTAATGAAAGAATTTCTGTTTGGAAACTAGAATTAATAAGTTCTGAACTATTTCTTCCAGATTATAATCAAACAATTTTACAAGAAGAACAAGACTTTATTGGAAAACTTTCTACAGATACTGATTCTGAAGAAAAAGGTCTAGTTAATTTAATATTTGAGAAATTTAATTTACCAGTAAATAAAATTGATGAATCCAGGACTGGAATTTGGTTAAAGCATGATCACGTTTCATATCCTTGGATGAAGAGAAAGGGTCAAGTAAAACTTTCTCAATTATTTAAATATTTAACAAATTACGCATGGGATGGTACTTTTTCAAAATATTCTTCTGATTATTTTTGGTGGGAAGATAGAAACGGGTGGAACTTTAGATCTATTAGTAAAATGTTAAGAAATGGTTTTACTGATAAACCTAAAGATCCTGTTGATGGATTTTTAGTAACACTTGATGAAACAAATCCAAAGCAGATATTTGAAATTAAAGTTTTTAGAGAATATAATATTCAAAATTTATTAAATAGTGGTTCATTATTTTCTTTTTATAGAAGATTTGATCCCAACTACGATAATCCATATATTGATTTTACAGATTCTTTAGAGTCTATGAAATCAAAGGATATTACTTACAACTATAGTGAAAGATACAATGATATTGTTCAAATTGATGATTATAAATTAGTGCCAGATACATTTGATACTAATCCCATTCTTCCTAATGGAAAACCAAAACAATCTGCTAGAGTTGATGATGAAATATATGGATATTATAATAAGAATTTTTTAAATACACCAACTCCACAAGAATGGGAAGTTTATGGAAAGACAGCGAGTGTTCCTTGGTCAAAACAATCATGGCAACCACAATTTGATCTGACAGATCTTGAATTTTCTACATTTGAAAGAATAGAAAAACAAATTAGAAAACCTTTAAAAAGTAAAAGACAAGAATATGCCAGAAAAAAGAACATCAAACGAAAATGGGAAACATATAGATGTACAGTTTGCTGTCACGAAAATGGAGCATTAGGATCAACTGCTGATATCGCATTGTTTAATAATCCAGGTCCAGTTGGTGGGTTTACATATAACGCACTATTTGGTCCAACTGGAATTTTTTCAGAATATAAAGAAGACTATAAAATAGTTGCCGCTGGTTCATTTACTGATCTTTTAAATTATGATTCCGGAAATACTTTAAATCAGTATGGTTTAACATATTCGTATGATTTAACTAAAGAACCATATAATCAAAGTATTGGTTCGTTTTTCAACATTAAAGGACCAACTGCCCCTGTTGCATATTCTAAATTTGTTTTAGAACGAGCAACAAAAATATACGATGTTGTTTTAACAAAAATAGATGAAAGAATATCTGCATTAGATTTGTTTATAAACACAACATGTGGTATATACAAACAAACAGCAGATACTATTTTCAATAGTGTATTATTAAATAAAACCTCCAACCACACAAGACCTATAGATTTAACTCAAGGGTTTAGATATGTGGGAGATGCAATTGTTGGAGAAACAATTGCAGATTGGCCAATCAATCAATGTGAATTTGGTATGCTTCCTGCATCAACAATACCTGTAAACAAAGGTGTTGCTCAAGTTGTATTTGGAACTCCAACAGAACAATTTACAACAAGAAGCGAAACTATAACTTTCCGTGGTATGTATAGTGGTTGTGATCAATATATTGAACTACCGCCTTATTGTCTCAGCATTGAATCTGGTCAAGATTGTTTTTCACAATTGTGTTGTCAGGTTTACAGAAATAATAGACAATTTTGTGGTTATGATTACCCAGAATGTTGTGGAAATGGTGGTGGAGATGGTGGAGATGGTGGGGGTGGTGAAAGTGGCGACGATATCGTTACTTGTTGTTTAAATAGTTGGTGTGCTCAAACAACGCGATCATATTGCGATTCACTTGGTCGTCAAAGTGTAACCACTTGTAGTGAATGTGATTTTGATACAGGTGGTGGTGGGGGTGAGGGTGGTGGATCACAAGGTCCACCAGGTCCACCAGGTCCACCAGGTCCACCAGGTCCAAGGGGTCCGACTGGCCCAACAGGACCAACTGGACCTTCTGCATTGCCCACAATAGAAGATGTCAGATATATTTCTCCAAGTGCATTTTCTTCTTGTTCAAATGATCCAATTATTAGAGGTTTCATAAAATATACGACAGAATCAGCAGTTGCATCATATTCTCCAATATATCTTTATGCTGCTCCTTATTTGTGGGATCAAAATATCAAAGATTGGTCATTCTTTGATTATGGCAGTGAATCTGGTTTAATACCAGCGATCACAAATCAAATGATTGCACAAAAAACTAGAGATTGTTTGGCAAATAATGGTTGTTACAATACAACTTGTTTAAGTTCAGTTGCATTGGAAGTTTTGCGAAGAACATGCGTTGCAGAAAAACAAGTACTATTAGTAGAAAAAGAATTATACACACAGTTAAAGGAAAGAATTGTTCAAGATTTTAATTTGAAATGGAATCTTGCATACACTGAGTGGTATTCTAGAAATGCTTTCTTCTATTCGAAGAAACCTGGACAATCTGTATTCAGACAAGAAAACAGAGACACTATAAACTCTCCTCTATCTTTACAGAATATTAAAAAGATAAC